GAAGAAAACGTTTACTGGTATTTATATTCAGTTGATGAGCTAATTGATTTTCTAAATGAACATGATGAATTTTTCACTTATTCATCAACAGAGCAAGAAAAAGAAGCTGTTTAATTTCCTAACCTATTCCTAAGGGTGAAAACAATGTCAAAAGCAATCTATCAAGAAGTTACTGACTCAATCATCAAGCAACTAGAATCAGGTGCTACACCGTGGATTAAGCCGTGGAAAGCCGATTCGACCGCCGATAAGAACTTCATTAGCCAAAAGCCGTATCAAGGCATCAACCGATTGATTCTAGGTTTATCGTCAATGGTTAGCGGATTCGATACACCTGTTTGGGCATCTTTCAAGCAATGGCAGTCTTTAGGTTGCAATGTCAAAAAAGGTGAAAAGGGTACTAAGATTGTATTTTTCAGTCCAGTCACCAAAGAGTGCAAAGTTACCGGAAACTTAGAGTCTTATAACCTGCTAAAGAGTTACTACGTATTTAATGCCAGTCAGGTTGACGGCGTAACCATTGCTGCACCAAGTACAGTAGACAAGCCGTTTAACTCAATCATTGAAGCTGATGAACGTATTGCAAAGACCGGAGCAATTATCCGTCATGGTGGCGATTCTGCTTTTTTTGCTCCCAGCATGGACATAATTCAAATGCCGAATAAATCATCATTCAATGATGAGTCTAGCTACTACGCTACTATTTTTCATGAGTTGACACATTGGTCAGGCCATGACTCTCGCTTGAAGCGAGAGTTTGGAAAACGATTTGGGAATCCTGAATATGCTTTTGAAGAGTTAGTAGCTGAAATGGGAGCAGCTTTCCTTTGTCAGGATTATCGAATTCAGGGTGAACTACGTCATGCCGGTTATATCCAACATTGGCTGACAGCGTGCCGGAAGGATTCGACAGCCATATTCAAAGCAGCTGCATTAGCACAAAAGGCCGCTGATTACGTTAACTCACTTGATTGTGCGGTATCGCATCAACTAGCAGCATAAACCCTTTGCCGGTAGGCTTTACCGGCTTTCCTAATCTTTTGAGGGCATCATGACATTATGCGAAATAGCAGTTCAAACCTTGATTAAACATGGATTTAACGCAACTATCAGTAGTGATTTAGGAAGTTTAATCTTAGTCAGGTTTAACGATAAAAAAGTAGTTTTGCACCATTTTGACATTTATGAGTTTTTGAATAAACATAATATCGAGGTAACTCATGCCTAAATCATTTTCTGAATTATTAATGGGCTTAATCGGCTTTTTAGTTGTATGGGGATTTCTTATTCTTTTGCTTTCCTTTTAATCGGGGGTTTTATGAGTTTATTACAAGAAATTGAGAAATTCGGTTTAGCCGATTGTGAATTTAATCGAAAATTATCACTTACTACACAATCACTCAAAAAATCATACGGTGAATTTACTTATCAGGCTGACGGTAGATTAACCGGTCACGTTTTAACCATTAATAATATACGCCGAGACGGTAAATTCTCTGTTACTCACGCTTACGGTAGCGGCCGTCGTATTAACAAAATCTACACTCAAGAGCAATTAATAGCAGAAATAGAGAAATTCACCGTGGGGGTGAACGTATGAATAACTTGAAATTAGCGTGGTTTGAAGTGTCAACCGATGAAGGGAAAAAATTCATTCTTGACGCGGAGCATGAATTAGAGCAAGTGAAATTAGCAAAAGCAGCAGGATTAACAGTTACTCCGCTTTATTATTTAATTACAAAAGAACTAGAGGCCAATCATGGGCAAACTTAAAAACTACCTGATAGACATCGAATTAGAGACGCAGAATAGGGTCTTTAAGCGATTAGAGACTATTCGAGACGTTGAGTTACTCGCGTCCTCTGTTAGCCCTTCTGTGGGGCTTTTAGACGGTCGAGAATGGATTCCAGCCAACAATACCGATGTCACGCGCACTTGGCGTCGATTTGGCTGGCGTCCATTGGCTGAAATCAAAGCAGAGCAGAATAAATAATGCTTGCCAGTCTGTTTACAATTCTAGTCGGAGGGATATTTATGGGTATGGGGATAATGCTTTTGACAGCAGTTGCGTGGTTTTTATGGACTTTTTTAACCCCAAGGGATTGACAAAGCACCCCCCGCGCCTGTAAGTTCGGGTTGTCTATGTAGCGGCATAGAAAAAACCGAAAGCCCTTTAGCTTTGGTTCTTTATCCTTAGGGAACGTGCCGCTACACGTGAGAGCCAAAACTTGAGGGCTTTTTTGCGTCTAGACCGCCCATTATGTCGGGGACTCAACGGCAGGTAATGGGGGATAACCGTACTGTGGGGAAGCTCTGAGAACGGTTAAGGGTGGCGAAGCTAGTGCCCTAGAGCGAACGACTAGCGAGTATGTGCGGCTCCGTCCGGCATTAAAGGAACTTAGTCATCCGTCTAAGGATGGCTGAGTTTTGCTCACCATCTGGCATAGGTGTAGTAAAGGGTTATAAAGATATGTTGACACTAATCTATATAACCTATATATTGTAGTTGTATTTCCTAACCATCATTAAGGGGTAATTATGAGTGAACCAAAACTCTGCATTGACTGTAAGCACTATAAATCACGTAACTGCTACCACCCTTCCAACGGCATTGACCTAGTTGAAGGCAATCCTAAGTCTGAACTATGCGCCTTGATGCGCCTAGATTCTTACGCCTGTAAGACCGCTGGGCTATTGTTTGAAGCAGCAGAACCAGTAATTTATGACATTAGAGAGTTGTTTCCCGATGTAAAACTTCCTAACTTAGTGAGGACAAACAATGAATAACCAAGATGATTTCGCACCAGAGATACGCAATTCTGCATGGTGGTCTGGTGACAGCAGGAAAGCTGCCAACGGCAAAGGTAACGAAGCCGTATTAGAGAAGCTAGGATTGAAAGAACGGCCTGACCTGTCAGGCGTTGAAGCTGTTCAAATGGGTCATGTTATGCAACCCATTATCGGCAGACTAGCCCAAGACAAATTGAAGGTTGAATTAAAGGATGCAGACTATGCGCTTACACACTCCAAAGAAGGATGGTTACGTAGCCATTTCGATTTCATCTCTGCGGACGGTCAAACGCTGGTTGAAGCTAAAAACTACAATGCGGCGGTACGCAATAAGTTCGATGCGGAATCAGGGATTATTCCGGCTGCGGACATGGCGCAGCTTATCCATGAGGCGGCTTGTCATAATGTACAAAAAATTGTACTCGCCGTCTTGTTCGGAGGCCAAAACTTTGAAATATTTGAATTTTCAATTATGGAAGCTCAAAAAGAGGAACTAATCAAAGATATGGCTAAATTTTGGGGTGCTGTAGTCACTAAAACACCCCTAGAAGCCGAAAACACAGAGCAGACCAAGCTCATCTATGCCAAAGACGTAGGAACGTCTGTAGTGGCTCCTGCGCCCATTGAGAAAGCAGCCGAAGCTCTCAAGTTCGTTAAAGAAGAAATCAAACGGCTAGAGGAAAAAGAGGACTATCTCTTAACAGCTTTGCAAAACCATATGCAATGGTCAAGTGAGCTAGTATCTTTTGATGGAAAAGTTCTCGCAACGTGGAAAAACAGCAAAGGCAGCAAACGATTCGACGCTAAGTTATTCCAAGCACAACAACCCGACCTTTACGAAAAGTTTGTCTCGGAAACGGCAGGTTCTCGCCGCTTCTTACTTAAATAACGGAGGATTTATGTTCGCATTTCCGAGTGGGCGTGACCCAAAAACAGGTACGCAAGAGTCCGGCATGACTTTGCGTGATTACTTTGCAGTTAGAGCATTACAGGCATTGATGGCTGATTTTCGTGAAGATTTAGATTGGAACGCTCACGAAGAAGCAAAAATAGCCTATGAAATAGCCGACGCAATGATGAAAGCGAGGGATTTATGACAGCTTTAGTGCCAATTAATGAGATACGCGAAATGGCTGAAGTAGCAGCCAAGTCCAAGATGTTTGGCTTTAAGAGTCCAGACGAAGCAATGGCTATCATGCTCCTATGTCAAGCTGAAAACCTGCATCCTGCTATCGCTATGCGTGATTTTCACGTTATCCAAGGACGTCCAGCATTAAAAGCTGACGCTATGCTTGCCCGTTTCCAGCAAGCTGGTGGCACCGTTAAGTGGGAGGAATACACCGATGAGCGGGTTACTGGTAATTTTTCTCACCCTAATGGTGGGAGTGTGTCTGTCAGTTGGACATTCGAGATGGC